AATTAAACTTTCATATATTAACCTTTAGGAACGTCTAAGACGCTTTGTTTCGGTAAGTCTATAAGAATTAGGCTCTTTTTGATACTCCATTTAATCCTATGGTGGTTATTTATCCTAACTTCTTTATTTATTTAGCAAATATACAAATAATTCTTTAATTATGCAAATCTTTATTTAAAAACTTTCTATAATTATTATCAATTTCTTGAACTAGCCTTCCACGCATTTGAAACTCTTGCCCAAGTTCTAACGAAACAGCTCCTTCAATATCATCAATAATTCTTACAAAATCTAATATACCTGAGTTTTTACCAATATCACTCTGTAATGGGTCTGCTGAAATATATAACTTAGAACCCTCTGATAATCGAGTACTAATAGTTATTAACTCTTTTAATGTAGCATTTTGACCTTCAGAAAGTATAACACATACATTTCCTTTCCTATTACCACCTATCGTCTTCCCTCTAATAAATCCAGGGTATTCAAACCTAACTTTGCTTTTTAATCTGTCAAAAACGTGGGGTTTTAACATATCCTTCATTTGTTCATAGAATATTTCAATGTAAGGTTTTACCTTATCGTCCTCAGAACCAGGTAGATAACCTAACTTAGAGTTTGTAGCTTCTACAATTGTCCGCATAAATATAACCTCTGTAAACTCTTTATTTATTAAGCCAGACATAGCTCTATAAACCTGCATAAAATCTTTACCGCTTCCTGGAGGAGCTAAAACAACTACAATATCGTTTTCTCTGTGTTGGTTAACAATTGGTTTTTGTATGTCTTTAAGTTCTAGCCTAAAATTATCAGAGTTCTTACTGCTAAATTCGTGTTCAATCTTACTTGATGTTAATGTATGTTCAACTACTTTTTCTTTTTTAGGCTCTTTTTTAACTGGAGTACGTTTTTGTGCTGTCATTTAATTTGCTTTATTATTACTTTGTAAAGATATGTATTTAATTTGGAATAATCAACTGTTTTTATTTATTTTTTCGCGTATTTTTTAGACTCTCGAACAGAATTAGTTTTTATTTGATGACAAGGTTTACAAAGTGTTTGGAATCCCGAAACTTCACAGAAAAGCCTCTCTACAAATCCTGCAACTTCTTCAGCGCAAGTTAGAGTACCACAATCAACTATGTGGTCAATTTGTACCTCTTTCTCCATAAACCATCCACCACAATGGTTACATAAATATTCCCATTTCTGAAGTTTTTTTGTTCCTTTGTATGCACGGCGAGAACTTAGCTTACATTGCGCTATAGGTTTCCACCATCTTGACATATTTCTTAAACCACTACGTATAAATCCCCAAAAAGCAGATTCCGTTAATGTAAAATTATTTCTTGTTCTTGGTACTTTGGGGTTCTTAACTATTTTCTTTTTTACTGCCATTTTTCTATTTTAATAACATCGCATCCATTAATCCTATTCCAACTATTATTTTTGAATTTTGGATAAGCTTTATATTTTTCACTGTGTTTATACCAATCTCCACCTTTTAATTTTCTGTACCACTTAAAACTATTTAGCATATTCAAGAATATATTTTTTAAACTTTTCTTTTACTAATTCTGGAAGTTGTTCATATTGGTATAATTGTTCTCCTAGAATATGATTAATATGTTTATCTTCTAACTCATTTTCTTTTAGATTAGTTGTTACAGGCTCTGAATCTGCTGACCTATAAGTTGTAAAACTATATATTTTCTCTGCCATATTTCTTCTGTATTTGTTTGTTATGTCTTTGTATTTGTTTACTGCTGTTTTGTGCTAATTCTTCTGTTCTTTTTAGCTTCTTTTCCCGAGAATCGTAATCATCTGTATAATCGTCATCTAAAAATATATTGTCAAAATAATCTGTGAATACCATTCTATATTGGAATTTAATTTCGTTCACAATATATCCTATACCTATCGCAAAAACTGGTAGTATATAGTATAAAGGCATTAAAATCGCGCCAAAAAAGAGTAGAACAGTGGAAAATAAAAAAGTTTGTAATTTACCATTAAATCTTATATTATCTTCAAAACAATACCCTACAATAAAACTATTTATTATTAGGTAAATGTATATTAAGTGTGTCATACTATTTATCTTCAAATTGTTCACAGTTGTCTCTAAAATCTCCCTCATCTCTAAAATCATAACCTTTGTTTGACTTTATTGGAGGTAGCCCTGTTATCTCATTTATCATCCCTGTTCCATTACAAGTTCTACAGCTTGCTGATGTATTCAAGCTATAATTACTGTAAGTGTTTCCACTACCATTACATATTGGACATTTTTGCCACATAATATTATTCTTCTTTTTTAGTTTTTTCGGCAATTGCCAATTTTAAATCCTCTAATAAATCAGGATTATCAAATAACATAGGAACTAAATTATCAATACCTTGTACTAATGTACTCCCTTTATAAGTAACCCAACTTCCTTTCATTTCTAAAATACCTAGCCTTTTAGCAGAAGATGCGACATCAGCTTCAATGGTGTAGCCCATTCCATAAGTAAATTCAACAGAAACTTCTCTGTTAACAATACCTACTTTATTTTTAGTACACTTAATTCGAACCATATTTCCCTCTACAATTTTATCCTTATTGCCGAGATTACCCTTCTCGTCTTTTTCTTTCTTAGAAGACTTAAAAAGCTCCAAAGTAAGCGAACTGTTGTGGTGTAAACTCCTACCTCCTGGAATTACGGTGTCTGGGCTGTATTTATTTGCTTTATTCATGTTATCTCTAACTTGAGATAGTACAATAATAGTTGTATTGTATTGATTTGCCAAACTAATCCAAATTGGTAATTGACTCGATAGTACATTAGCGCGGTTTGCCATCGTTTTTTCTTCTGCTGTTTTTTGTAACTGTTCTCCCGAAGCTGAATTGTTTATCGAATCAATAATAATAACATCGTAATTAGGAATTTGTGCCCTAACTATATTACTTAAATCTTCTGTTGTTTCAGGAATAAAGTGGTCAAAATTTTCAGGAGTTGCCCCAAGACTTTCTAGGTAATCGGTTGTTAAAGTTGCTTCCGTATCTCCATATAAGATTCTTTTTCCTATACCTTCGGCAATCTGTATTGTAAGAGAACTTTTACCTGCACTTGGTTCACCTGCTATAAGGATTAATCTTCCGCGAGGTATGCCACCATCGGTTACATAGTCGATACTAGGTCTACCTGTTAAAGATTTTGAAGCATACCTTGGATTCTTACTTAGGTTGACTATAGCACCTTTTGCATAAAGGAATTCTACTTTTTCAAATGCGTCCCCAACTGATTTTTTTTCTTTTGCCATTTTTTATTTAAATTATTTTTGAGTAACACTCGTTTCTCCCTCCAAAATATATAGAAGGTAGGTATTTATTATCTTTACTTTCTCTCTTTAATCTATTTTCTAATTCGCATATAAACTTAAAATCTTTAGATATTATAATTTTACAAACTTCAAAGTTATAAGGCATTTCTTTTTTCCTACCATATCTAAGTTTAATTTTTGTAAACGTTTTTCCAATTTTATAAAATTCTTCCTCTTCATTCCAACATCTTAATATGTAGACTTTAAAGGAGTCAAAATTTTCACTTACTTTAGCAGATTCGTTCCATTTACTATGACTCCAACCTGGAGCATTCTCTCCCATATATGCATTTGCGCATTTCTCACAACCGTATTTTGATGTCAGATGATTAGCAGGAGTGGTTAAAAAATCACCGTGAGTTGGACAAGTGATTGTAATATTACAAAATCTGCACTCATATACACTATTGCTAAAATTAAATTTACTGTTGAATAATTCATTTGATTTATTAATTAGTTCCTCTGTTGTTTTAGTCATCTTGTTTTTAACCACTTCGTTTCCGCAATGAGGGCAACCAACTCCTTTTCTGTGTATATTATGGCTCTGTAAAAATTCTCCATGTAATGGGCAAATTATTATACTTTTATCTGAACTTTTTACATAGTTAAATTTAGAATAGTCATAAAAACTATTATGTTTACTTCTCATTTCGTCAACAGCTTTGTCTTTATCCAATGTTCTACTAACTGCCCTTTTTAATTTACCACACTCATTGCAACCCTTACCTACACTATGTCCGTCTAATGTTTGCTCAAATATTCCGTGTATTTTACAAATTATTTTTACTTTAGTCTTACTATTGACATATTCAACCAAACTATAGTCATAAGTGTCTCCGTGAACTGCCTTTGCTCTATCTATGTTAAATTTATACATTTTTATTTAATTGTCCCGTTCTTGCAGCAATAGAGTTTAAAATTTGATTGACCGCATTTAGTATTATCCTTACTTTTTCTTTTTGTCGCAGAGCTTCAATGGTTTCATCATCTATCTGCTTTGCATCTAACCTTGCCTTTCTTTCTGAATCTGCTACGTTGAAATTCTTACCAGTTCTTTCATCTATATCATTCCTATAAAATTCCTCCCTTTCCGCATAAAATCTACGCCTTTCATATTCTTTTGCGTCGAAATTAGAAATTGCCTTAGCTGCACTATCTGACATTAGGAATAAATTTAAGGCTATATTTTCTCTTAAATCTTGTAACTGTTTTATATCAAGTGAATTTCTATCAGTGTTATAATGACCTATTAATTCTGATAGTTTATAAAATGGATGTGTATCACTCATTACTTCTAAATTTATTTATTACTTCTATATAGTCTTCTCTTTGAAATATTCTAATTATTTTACTTCTTTCGCGCAAATCTTGAACTATTTTTTCTCCAAGATATTGCTCATAGTCATAATGATGTTTTGACTTATAACCTTCTACCTGAACTTGTGCATCAAAAGAGTTACTAGATTTTGAAACTAAATGACAATTACATAAATCGTAGCGAGTGTTCATAATAGCCCTGTCAATAAAATGAGCCACTTCCATTACTTCAACAGGATAACTGTTGTTTTTTAAAGGGCAGTAAATATAGTTTTGACTACCTTCTCTACTTAGTAGATACTGTCTCAACCAATAATCGGCTTGACGTTTTAATTGAGAGATAGATAGCTTATCATACTCTATTGTATTAAAATCAAATGTTTTACTTTTATACTTCATTCTACAAATATACAATTAAGTTTTTAATATAACAACTGTTCTTATTCTTTTTTCGCGAAAAATTCACCATTATTTAAATTCGTTATATTTTTAGCCTTCTTTTTGCGCGAACTTTTTACTTTAACAACATTACCTAGCACGGTGGGAGTGAATTCATAAGTTAGATTTCCGTAACTTCCATATTTACCTTTTAATTTTTTAAGATAGTTACTTAAGTTTTCTTCTTCTACTTTATCTAGTTCAAAAATATAGTTTGAATAGAACTTTTCTATGTAAGGTTTTGCAAGGCATTCTACTTCTTTCCAAACTTCAACTTTATCCCCACGTAAAAAAGAATCAAGAATAGACTGATTTTCAAGTTTATTATTCTCTCCTAATCCTTTTAAATCAATATACCAATTAACAAAGTCTATTACTTTATTTGTATTCCAAGCAGGTATAAATTGATTATACTTATTTTTAAAATACTCTTCTATTTTTCCGTCAAAATAGGCACACCCCTTTGAGTGTAAATAATAGCCTCCGTTTTGGGCTAACTTAAAGTATAC